GAGCAATCCACTCTGGCAGGGCGCAATCATGGCGATCCTCATCTCCTTTCTGCGTGTCCTGTATGACGCTAAAGAGACCAGCAAGCGCCGGATCTTCTTCGAAGCGCTGATCTGCGGTGGATTGAGCCTGTCTGCCAGCGGTGTCATTGAGTGGATGGCCTGGCCTTCGAATCTATCCGTAGCTGCCGGGGGCGCCATTGGCTTCCTTGGGGTTACCGCGATTCGGGAAATGGTTACTCGGTTCCTGGGTCGGAAAGTCGACTCGCTATAGCTCGCGACACGTTTCGCGAATCAGCAAATTGTGTCGCGACATTGGAGAAGGGCATGAATCAGAAATATATCGGCACCAAGATCATTCTGGCTTTGGCAATGAGTCGCCTGGCGTACAACGAATACCGTGGCTGGGATCTTCCAGCGGACGAAAACGGCGCAGACGAAGGCTATCTGGTCGAGTACACCGATGGCGGCGCGCCCAACCATCCAGCCCATGCCGGTTACATCAGCTGGTCGCCGAAGGAGCAGTTCGACAATGCCTACCGCGCCACTGAGGGGATGACCTTCGGCCTGGCCATTGAGGCACTGAAGCTGGGTAAGCGAGTTGCGCGGGCGGGTTGGAATGGCAAGGGCATGTGGCTCGTCCTTGATCCCGGATCTGTCGTCAGCGAAGTGAGAGAGGGCAGCGCGTACCACAAGGCCGGCGTAACTGGCTCGTTCACGATCAATCCTCACATCGACATGAAGACAGCGACCGGCGAGATGCAACCGGGCTGGCTCGCCTCTCAGACCGACATGCTGGCCGATGACTGGGTGCTTCTGCCTGAGTGAATCAGCCATGACCAAGAAGAACTGGTCAATCTCAACCCCAGGCTACAAACCATTCCCGATGATCCTGCTCGAAGAGGCGCTCGATCATGCTGGGGCGCTGGCTTGGGCCAGGTCGATCTGGCCGCTTTGTACTGTCGAATAACTGAGAGCTCATATGACAACCATTGCCTACAAAGACGGCGTGATCGCCTATGACTCTCGTATCACTCGCGACACCGAAATTCTGTACGACGACTTTCAGAAGTGCCGAGAAGAGAAGGGTGTCAAGTTCATCCTTGCAGGGAAGACCAGTCATTACGCCAGATTGGTCGCTGCCTACTTTGGTGCCGCTGAATCGCGCGACCTGCACTGCTCAGCCATCATCATTGACGCCGACGGGTTGTGGTACGCAGGGAATGATGGGGAGGACGGATTCTGGAAAAGCCCACTAATCAGCGAAAAGCCCTATGCAATCGGCAGTGGAGGTCTTCACGCGCTCACTGCGATGGACATGGGGGCGACTGCTGCTGAAGCCGTAGAGATGGCAAAGAAGCGGGATACGTGTACCGGCGGGCTGGTTCGGACAATCAATCTCAATGGAGCGGCTGGCAATGGATCGTCCGCAACCTCCAGCGTCACTGCTGGAACTGTCTGAGCTATCCGACTTCGGTATTCGCTTGGCTCCTGCGCCTGAAGTGTGGGAATGGCTCCAAGCCGAGATCCTTGCCGACACTGGAAGCATTCACAACGAAGACCATGCCCATCTGCTGGATGCCGATATCCGGGTCATGTGGGCATCCGCTGCATTCGCCAAGAAGGGTCGCACGGTAGTGGGTCAAGCCGAGCAGGTGGCGTTCCGTGCCGGCGGTTGGCAGAAGGCCCGGATGGAACAGCAGATGTTCGATTGGTTCGGCAGCGTGCCGGCCTACATCATCACCCTGGCTGCCGATTACTGCGCCCAGTGCAGCGACGCTGACTTCTGCGCCCTGGTTGAGCACGAGCTCTATCACATCGCCCAGGCTAAGGATCAGTACGGCGCCCCCAAGTTCACTCAGGAAGGTTTGCCCAAGCTTGAGATGCGCGGACACGACGTTGAAGAGTTCGTCGGAGTGGTTCGCCGCTACGGTGCAAGCCCTGACGTTCAAGCGTTGGTGGATGCTGCAAACAGTCCTGCTGAGGTGGGGAAATTGAACATATCGAGGGCCTGCGGAACCTGTCTGCTCAAGTCGGCCTGAACTTCTGACAGGTTTTGACGGATGACAACCATATGGCAGTACTACGAAGCGAGGTCAAAGCCTTCATCGTTCAGGCTCTCGCCTGCTTTGATACGCCATCCCAGGTAGTTGAGTCGGTCAAGAAAGAATTCGGCATTGAAGTCAGCCGGCAGCAGTGCGAATCCCACGACCCGACGAAATTCGCGGGTCGAGCCCTAGGGGTGAAGTGGGCTGAGTTATTTCATGCCGCCCGCAAGCGCTTCCGCGAAGAAACCGAAGACATCCCAATTGCCAATCGGGCGTATCGGCTCCGCACACTTGGGCGCATGGCAGAGAAGGCCGAGAACATGAAGAACATGGCGCTGACTGCCCAGTTGTTGGAGCAGGCCGCCAAAGAGGTGGGCGATGTGTACGTAAATCGCCGCCTTGAACCTGAGAAACCCCTTGGCTCCCAAGCGGACCAGCAGCACGCGGTTGCTGAGTACACGTTGGAGCCTGATGAGAATGTCCCGACTACCCCGTACCTATGACCCGCCGGTAAAGCTGACGCCGAAGCAGGCGAACATCTACGTCTGGGGCTTCCAGCCTGAGGCTCGCTTTCGTGATGCGGTCTGTGGTCGCCGTTTCGGCAAGACCTTTCTCGGCAAGGCAGAGATGCGCCGTGCGGCCAGGTTGGCGGCAGAGTGGGGCGTTAGCGTTGAGGACGAGATTTGGTATGGGGCGCCGACTTTCAAGCAGGCAAAGCGCGTGTTCTGGCGTCGTCTCAAGCAAGCGATCCCTGAGGCATGGCGAGCGACCCGGCCGAACGAGACGGAGTGCTCCATTACCCTGAAGTCCGGTCACGTCATGCGTGTGGTCGGGCTAGACAATTACGACAACCTGCGGGGCTCCGGCTTGTTCTTCGTCCTGGTGGACGAATGGGCTGACTGCCCTTGGGAGGCTTGGGAAGAAGTCTTGCGTCCGATGCTATCGACCTGTCAGTACACGCTTCCCGGTGGAGAACAACGAAAGGGCGGGCACGCGCTGCGGATCGGTACGCCAAAAGGCTTCAACCACTGCTACGACACGTATCGGGATGGCAGGCCCGGTCATGAGCCTGACCACAAGAGCTGGCTCTATACATCGTTGGATGGCGGCAACGTCCCCGCCGAAGAACTGGATGCAGCCCGTCGCAAGATGGATCCCCGCACGTTCCGGCAAGAGTACGAAGCCAGCTTTGAAAACTATGCCGGCGTCGTCTACTACACGTTCAACCGTGAGGCGAACCGCACCAGCGAAACCATCAAGCGCGGCGAGGCCCTGCATATCGGCATGGACTTCAACGTCATGAAGATGGCGGCGGTGGTGCATGTCATTCGTGACGATCTGCCCCTGGCACTCAGCGAGTTTGCGGACGTGCGAGACACGCCGGAGATGATCGAGAAGATCAAATTGCGCTTTCCGGATCACAGCATTGCGGTCTACCCGGATGCCAGCGGCCAGAACACCAGCAGCAAAAGCGCGAGCGAATCGGACCTGTCACTGCTCAGAAAGGCCGGGTTCACGGTAATCGTGGATTCAACCAACCCCGCGGTAAAGGATCGGGTCAACGCCATGTGCGCAATGTTCGCCAACACCTATGGCGATCGCCGCTACCTGGTGAACGTTGATCAATGCCCGAAATACACGCAGAGCCTTGAGCGCCAGATCTACAACGACAAGGGCGAGCCAGACAAGAAGGCCGGTTATGACCATATGGTTGATGCCCCGGGCTATTTCATTGCCAAGCGCTTCCCGATCAAAACAATCGTCACTTCAATAAAAATGGGATTCGCCCGATGAGCAACGACGTCTCCTACAAGCGGGCGGACTACATAGAAGTACTGGACCGCTGGGCGACCGTGCGCGATGTCTGCGCCGGCCAGCACCGAGTTGTTTCTCGGCTCCCGTACATCAACGCACACGATAAATCGCCGGAGAACACGGACCGAAACAAGGCGTATCGCGAACGTGCGGTATTCAAGAACGCCACCGGCCATACACGCAATGGATTGCT